TTGATCAAGGGATGCATAGTGCACTACTAGTCTTGGTTCTTGTTGACTGTAGTCAAAGCATCCCCACTCGCAACCGGATTCAGGTATAAAGAGGGATCGGATCAATGGACCTAAATCTTTGTTGCGTGCAGGAATTTGTTGTAGGTTTGGATTAGAATATGAAAATCTTCCCGTTACTGTCCCTCCAGTATCAGATCTAATTTGATTTATATCCGCATGAATCCTACCATTATGTTCATGTTTTAATATTGTATCAATAAATGTAGTATGTGCCTTGTTTATTTCTCTTGCTTTTGCTATACATTTAACCAAAGGATGTTCATGTGTTGACAGAAAGTTTTTGGTAAAAGATGGAGAATTTGTTTTTTCGGTTCGCTCATAAGGTAGGTGAAGGTTTTGAAAAACTTTCTCAATACTGCGTGCTGCCCATATTTGAACGTCTACTTGTGTTTCTTTTTTTATCGTTTGTAATAATTCTTTTTCTTCTGCAGCTAATTGTTTCTTTAATTTTTGAGCAGCTTCAACATCTACCCTCACTCCTAAAAACCGCATATCAACGAGGCAAGGAAAAAGTTCAGTCTCTAAATCAAAAATAGCCCCTAGGTCCTGGTCGCTTAATTCTTTTTGCATGACTCTCCATAAAGCTAACGTAAGTTCTGCATCACGTTCTGCATAATTACCAACATACATTGCAGGCAACTTCCACATATCAGCTTTTGGATCTACACCCCATTCTTTTGCAGCGTTAACTAATTCAGTTTCATTTTTACCTTGGCCACAATAATCCCATCCTAATGATCCAAGGTCATATCTAAATCTATTTTCATTTACTAATGATGCTGCAATCATTGTATCATAAATATTACCATTTATTTTTATGCCCATTGAACGAATCCAACACACATCATACATAGCATTGTGAAAAATTTTATCTGCTTGAGATTTACACACATCCTTAAACCATTGAATTACTTTGTTCTTTTCTAAATTTCCACCACCCTCATGATCAAATGGAAAATAACCAGAATAACCATCAACGGCTACTGCTACGCCTACAACTTTACCTCTACCTATAACAGAACCTGTACCCATAGTTTTTAACTTTGGATCATGTGTTTCTAAATCAATTGCTATGGTATCTGCTTGTCTTAAATCTGGAAACTCTGTAGGTTTTACCCATTCTGTTTGCGCCTTAAATATCATTTATAATCTCTTTCAATTATCATTTCTATAAAATGTATTGCTTTCAATAAATCTTCTTTTCCATTTTTATCTTGGTGACGAATTATATATTTTATAGCACATCCCTCCGGGTATAGCAATTTATTCTCTACTACAAACTTACTTGGCTGTATGACATACTTTTGATAATGACTTCCGCCGTGTTGTTTTTTCCATACGTTACTCATATCTTAAACTCCTTTGCTTTGTTTTGTGATTTTATTAAATATAAATTTTTCATTGTTCTTGTAATACCCACATACCAAACTCTATATTCTTCATCTTGTTTAGCTGCAGATTTTTTTGCTCCTTTTATTGTGTTAGCTGTTTGATTTAAAAACAAAACAACATTAGTTGCTTCGCCACCTTTAGCTCCATGTATTGTAGATATTTTTATTCTTGCATCTTTCGTTGGATTTTCATTGTTTAACAACAATAATCTCATGTATGTTATCTGACTATCTGTTAATTTATTAAATGCATCATACCAGTGTAATGATAGATTCATATTACCTTTTATTCTTTCTTTAATTCTTTGTATTTGTACGTCTGGAAGTTCTATTTTTTTCTGTAATTTTGACCAATATTGTATATCTTCATACAAACTTTTACCAATACTATTTCCTTGTGCAGATTCAAAAAACAAACCTTTCTTTTTTAAATATGTTGGCACAGATTTTAATAATGATTTTGTTCTTGTAAGTATTAACCAATCACCTTTAGACATATCTATGTCCGATAATTTATATCTTTCAAAAATTTCTCCTGTTTCAGACTTTGGAAAATATTCTTTGTCAATCCTATTTTCTTCTATTCTATTAATGACATTTAATGCAATTTGTTGTATAGTATTCGGCACTCTTTCTGACTGTTTTAGTGGTATTTCTTCTGCTTCATAATTTATAAAAGAATCTACATCAGCACCGGCCCAACCAAATATTGCTTGATCATCATCACCTGCTACCCACACATCACATTTTGTGTCTTGTTCTATCTTATTTATCATAGACCATTGAATTAATGACAGGTCTTGTGCTTCATCTACAAATATTACATCAAACTCTGGTGTAACATTTTTATCTAAAAATTTTTGTATCATATCTGTAAAATCAATTAAACCATATACATCTTTGTAACTTTTAATTTCTTTTTCTATTGCGTCTAATTTATCTCTTTCTATTTTTGATAGATGTTCATTAAGATCTAATTGATCCATTGCAGATATTTGTTTTACTCTAGCTAAATTTATTAAACCTAAATACTCACTATCAGATGAAAAAATACCATTCCAATTATTAATTTCATATGACGCATATTTAATTTGTATACCACAAGTCTCACCAATAACTTTATAATTTAAATCTTGCATAACGTTTTCTTCTTTAAGACCCAATGTATTAAAAGCTAAAGAGTGTAATGTTTGAAAATATTTTATATCTTTTTTTGTAAGTTCCGTTTTAACTTTTAAAAATCTATCTCTTGCCTCACCAGCTGCCTTACGTGTAAATGCAAAATATCCTATCTTTTTTAACTGCACGCCTTTATCAACATACCTCTGTACTTCGTTTAATAATCTTCTTGTTTTACCTGTGCCTGGTGGTCCTACAACTTTGTATCTCATTAATAATTACTTTCTTTTCTCTCAACTGGTTTGTATTCTATCTTATCAATGTGCAATTGTTTTACTCTACAAACCTTCATTGTCTTACCATCAACATTTAAAGAATGATTAAATTCTACGTCACATTTATCTTTTAATTTTTGTGCTATTCTTTCTTCTGGTATTTTCCAACTTGCACCTAAGTGATCTATAAAAGAATTAAATTTAAAATAATGAAAACCATCTTCTGTTAAACAAGATCCACTATTNATTTGTATTCTGTTTTTTGCTCTTGGTCCATTAACACAATATTGATATAACTCTTCATTCAATCTATCTTCTATTTGTGTTCCTGCAGGTGGTGTTATCTTAACTGAATTTTTTCTAAACTCTGTAAGTTTTGCTCTAAAATCTTTTGGTTTTAGTGGTTCGTGATAGATACCTGTTTGTTCCCATATTAAATCTAACAACTCTGTTTGTTTAGTTATTAGTCGCCTGTTGCCTGCTACAACTCCAGCTTTAGTGCCATCCGGTAATGCCACATTAAATCTATATTCAGGTTCTGCATACATAATTATTTCAAAGTCTGTAATATCTGGAAACATTGTAATACTATCTGACTTAACGCCAAACGGTCTTGAGTAACAAAGNCTACGCATACACTTACTGTGTATTGGATCTTCATAACAAGTATGACCTGCTGTATCTTTTTTCCATGCAGTTATTTTAGAATCTAATTTTGATTTGTCCCAAGGTGTTTCTAAATAATTATAATTAGCATTTGCAACATGGTCTGGCCACTTGTCTTTGTATTTCTTTTTAGCAAAGACCATGTAGTTATACATAAACCTATCTCTACCATCATCTAATTTTCTTTTAGAACATAAAGCTAAACAAGGTGGACCATCGTCAAACTCTTCGTTTGTGCCTACTAAAATATTTTTGTAAGTTTGTTCAACTANTTTATCTAATTCTTGTTTACCTATTCTATTNTGTTCAGCTACACGTAAAAATTCTTGTATGTCTAATTTATTATTGTCTTTATCAACTGCATATCTATTTGTTTGTCCATTATTATAATATGGTAAATTTATAAAGTTACCTGGTTTTATTTCTCCTTTGTCATCTTCCTTTAATTCTTTCTGTTTTGGAAAAACCTCTGTGTCAGGATCTAATCCAAGAGGCAGTAAAAAAGATTTTAATGCTGATATTAGATCTACAGCTGGTATTGGTTCACTTAAAAAAATATAACAATGTAATCCACCACTCTTAGATAACATAGGTATCAAAGGTAATTTATATTGTTGAAATAATGCTAAATAATTTTCTATTTTAAATGTTGAATAATTTTTTGGATCTATGTCTATACAACCAAATTGTGCAGTTTTATCTAATCTACATGGTTGTATACCTATTGATATCTTACCTTCAATGTGATCTTTATAATCACCTTGTGTGATTGGTCTGCCTGCCCATTCATAGTTTGGTTTAAGTTTATTTTTTTCTGCATCTAATTGTGCAGAAGACATGTCCGCAATACCAAAATCACCTTGGTATCCTGTAAATAATTTTATAAATTCATTAACCATAAGATCCCGGGTCGGGGTAGTTCCACTCTCGCTTCCCTACCCCTATCTTCTCAAAGAGAAGAATTAGTAGTTAGAATCCTCTTTTGCTGATTCAGCCTTTGTTTGGCTTTTTTTCAAAGAGTTATGGAAATCCCTCGCCATCTGATAAATTCCAGCATCATCTACTTTCTTTATCAAATTTATATTATATCCATGCCAAGTAAAAGTACCTTGGTTTTCTACAGAAGTTAATTTGTAAACTCTAGAAAACATCGGTGCTGGCACAGACTTGTTTGTTTTAGGATCTACTTCGAATTGATCTTCCATTAAGGAGTTCCAATTTCTACTTACCTTAAGCTGTGTTGACTTCATTGTCATCAAAGCTTTCTCAGGTCTATCACCTAAAATAATTACAAAATGATTTGCTGTTTTGATAATTTCATTACCATTATCTAACATATCTTTGTTTCTTTCATTTTGTTTTGTCTTTGCCATAACTTCAGGTCCTCTGTTGTTATGTATTGGTCTACCTTCTGCTCTTTCAAAAGGTGCCCACTCAGGATATGTCATCTTATAAAAGACCGGTATTACTTCAATACCTTTATCTCCAGCATACAGTTTTTTTGTAACTGTATTATAAAACATTCCTGCTTCTGCTCCGTCTACATACTTCGCATGTCTTTTTTTAGTTTCATCTGAACCTGATTGTAACAGTTTCAGAAAAGGTAATGCTAGATCTCCTTTATCAATGTTTTCAAGACCCATTCCTGAATCTTTAACAAAGTCTAAAGTAGCAACAGCGCCACCTTGTTTTGTTGTCACGTCTCTTGTTTCTTCACTCATGTTATTTGCTCCTTGTTATTTTTGTTTTGTTTCCCTTAAACAGATTAAAATGTTCAGAAGGCAAGTCTAATTTTTTTTCGACTCGCTCTCTGTACAATGCTTTGAGAGTCATGGGTTCAACTTTCAATTTTTGTTGAGGTTGATACCCATTTCCCTCGGCAAGGTTAGCGTATTCACGCGCCTTGTTATCTTCGTTACGACCAAAGGAAACAGTGATTTCATTNTTAATCAAATCACCCAAGTCGTTGTTTCGAAGCCAGTTAAATGCGCCTTCCTTTTTATCTAAAGGTATTGTAGCGCTGTAAATTTCTTTTATCTCTATGCCAGAACCATCTCTTAATTTCATTGTTTTTAGTTTCATAGATTCCATTATTTCTGGTATGACTTGTTGTGAAAGCTTATCATGTTGTTCTTTTTTTCTTGCAAGTCTTTCTTCATCCATTTTAATTTCATCTTCTAGTTTTTGTAGTTCTAAAACATGGCTAGATAATGTCTCAACATTGTTTAAATTGTCTAATTGTTGAGGTGCATCCTCAACAAACATTTTTTGTAAATCACTCATCTATATTTCCTTTCTCGTATAAATTTATTGCTATTGGATAGTATTTTCTTTCTTGTCTATCCCATTTGAGTAAATTATAATTACCACTTGTCATATCTGAAACAATAGAACATGCAACACCTATTATTGCAGGATCACCTGTAAGTAGTAAGTAATCGTTTGGTTTAAAATTTTTTAGTCCTTGTCTTAACTTATATATTAAAGGACCAGGAGAAAATATCATTTGCGAAAACTCTGGTAATAAAAATTTAAAATCACCATATTCAGAAGCACCCATAATATTTATTTTAGGACTACCTGATTTAGTTCCTGGTATTTCTTGTATAACATATACAACTGACAAATTATTTTCTTTCATGCTTGACAATATAAGTTATGAATATTATATTGTCAACTAGAAAGAAGAAAAAATATGAATTATAAATTTAAAACTAAACCGTATGCTCATCAACTTAAAGCATTAGAAATGTCTTGGGAGAAAAAAGCATATGCTTATTTCATGGAAATGGGAACTGGAAAATCTAAAGTATTATTAGATAATATAGCTATGTTATATGACAAAGGTAAAATCAATGGTGTCTTAATTGTGGCACCAAAAGGTGTATACAAAAATTGGTATGCTGGAGAAATACCTACACATTTACCTGATCATATAGAAAAGAAGGCAGTATTGTGGCAAGCAAATATTACTAAAAAACAAAAACAAAATTTAGACATATTGTTTGAAACAGGTGTTGATT